AAACTCTCTAATAGCATCTGGATCAGTATAAAAATTATCTACCACCCAATAACCAGGCATGCAGTTTTCATTGAACATACTTGTGACAGTGGGTTGCGGTGCGATTATATCGTCATCGGCCCTTACTGGGCTGTCACCCTCCGCAATTTTAACACTTGATTTTGGATAACCTAAATTTATCAAATTATTTTCTACAGCAGTGGCAAACAGTGGTGTCATTTTATAATTGTGTTTTAGGTCAGCCATGATTTCTTTGGCTTCTTCATATTTGCCTACCCACCAACTGGCAATACCTTTTTGGAAATACAAAGCATAGTCGCCCGGATATTCTACATCAACAGACAGAGGAGGCAAATCGTTAGTTGTAAATTCCATACCTGATACTGCGGTAGTATACGCTTCGGGCCAAAGTTTTTTACTTTCAAAATGTCTACTTAACAAAAAGTATGATTCAGGGCGTCTTGGTAATAGTACTAATGCTTTTTGAAGGAATGTCTTTTCAGATACATTGTCTTGTGTTTTCATTAAACACAATGCACACTTTAACAATGCTTGATATAATTTTATATCATCATGCTCACGTTCTGTAGCTCTTAAAAATAAAGAGAACGCCATACCAGTTTGGCCTTGGCGTTCATATTCTAATGCTAAATCGAAATTTGCTTGCGAGTCTTCTGGGTTCTGAGTATAATTTAATAATAATTGTTCTAACATACTATTAATTATTATTTTTTTAAACTGCACCAATTTTTTTCGCTTGGTTGTATAACGCAAGGCTAGCAATGTTCTTACCTTTTGATTCGCACATAATATCAAATTGATCAGTAAAGCCCAATGCCCACTCGTTCACTGCTTCATTCCAATAAAAGTCACTATGTGCTCGCAGTTTTTGTTTCTTATAACCAGTCTCTAACAATAGTTTATAATCAGGCATTGTAATGGGGGTATGCCCAACAAGTACATCCTCGCGACTAACTGAATAGTGGCAAGTAGGCCGAACACCGCGCCAGCTATCAACAACCCTCTTAACACGGTCATCTTTCGTGTTAATATATTCGCCGTCACGAATCCAATGGTGATGTATATCAAGCACGATAGGCACCACGTCAGTAATAGAAAGACAGTCATTTAACCCCCATGAGTTTTCTTCGTTTTCGATGGTAATACAGTTTCTTGCTTCTGGTGATAGTCGTTGGTACGCACGGCGGATGCCTTCTGGACCTTGTTTACCCGAGATGTGTACGTTGATTTTAAAATCCTGGAATGAACGACCATAGCCCATCCAACGTGCCATGTCTGCATGGTATTCAAATTCTTCTATACTTCGGTCCACGATACCGGGATTTTCACTGGCGAGTACTGTAAACTGTCCAGGATGGAAGCTAAGACGTACATTATTGAGCCTAGCAAGGTCGCCAATAGTTCCAAAATGTAAAGCGCAGTATTCCATAACATCATTGCGACGCCAAAAATAACTCCAGGCTTGATGAGTATAAGCAGGAAGAAGGTCACTACTAAGGCGGACCATACGTAACGTTTCATCTAATTTACCTACTCTTTCTACAAGTTTGCGAGTTGCCTCGATATTTTGAACCATGATATCCCACAATTTTTGTTCTGCGATATCTGTTTTTTGTCTATTTAACCAAGTGATAGTTGTGCCACCAGTATTGTACTGTTTGGCATCATCAGTGGCCTTAATGCCGTCTACTTGACTTGCATGGTCAATCCACTTGCAAGCAAAGCCAATTCGCTTAATCATTCAGTTACTTTCTGAAGGCAGTATGTGCCATCGTTGTTGTCAATCCATTCTAATGTGTCGCCTTCTTTCCATCCAGCGGCCTCGAGTAATTCACTTGGTAGTGGTAACACCAAATCGCCACTACCATCATCAGCTTCTTCAATAGTAATAGTCCAAGTAGTCATTATTAATCTCTTGTAAGTGCATGATAAACTAAAAATTCTTTAAACGCTTTATAAACAGCGGCCGCTTCTTTTTCGTCCACTGGAACTTTTTCTCCTCGGACATAGAACCCATCTTCGGTGATTTTGAGTAACTCTTTTCTTTGGCCACCATTAAATGTGATACTATTTTCTGGTGCAGAACCAACGGCTAGAACAGAATTAACTGGCTGATTAGTAGTAAACATAGTATTATTATAAACGAAATAATACCGAATGTCAATTAGATTTTAATAGTCTTGTTTCTTGATGCTTCCCATAGGAAGTCTTCTGTTGCTGGTGTTCGAATCCCAGTAATCATTAAACTTACTCGAGGAACATATGAGGCATTGGCAGTATAGTGTGGAGTATTATCCAAATCAAATGTATGGAATTCGCCTGCTTTCCAACCAGTATAGGTGTAATTGCCGTATCCAAACCAATGTCCGGGAGTCCAATCAGTTAACAATACATGCACCCGCATAATTTGTCGTACATCATAATTTTCAAATTGTTCTCTATGTTGGAACACATCTATATGCCAAGGAAATACTTGACCTGTTTTTTGAATGTGTACTGTAGCCTGTCTAGGTTCAGCGAAAGCAAATGAATCAATTATTTTTTGTAGTACAGGGCTATCTGGGATTACTTTGTTTACAATTTCATAGGAATCATAGTGATCGCCATATCCTACTTTTTCAAAGAATTCGTGTTCTTCTTCAGAATGTAAACCTTGCTTGTAATTATCATGCGGTAGTGGAGGAGTATATACTACACCTGATGTGGCGCCTCTTGTTGCAAATGTTACTGATTTTGATTTTTCAATCAGTGCATTAACATCAGCACTCCAATCTCCTTCAAATTTACCTAAAACATTTGCAGTATCAAATCTAGGATCAGTTTGGTTTACATCAAAGTGATATGCTTTTGCGTTTGCTATTGCTTCGTCTTGGAAAAATTTATCTGCCATCATATGCCCCTTAAAAATGTATTTATTCGCTCTTATGGTACCATCCAGTTAGGATGTACTTGGACTGCGAGTAAACAGGGTTTCCACGATGCATGTGTGTAGCGCCAGCTGGCCAAATTACAATACTGCCTCTAGTAGGTTTGACTCTACGAGCTTGATATAAGAATTCAGTTTCTGCTTCACCATCTGGCAAATCATTCAAATAAATCATCCAAACTAGTTCACGGCAATAGTTTTCTGGAGGATTGTGGTTCTCACAATGCCAAACATGGTAACCACCACCAGGCGGTGTACGCTGAACTTTGAACACATACCTATTGCTTAACGGAACGCTTTTAAGTTGACCAAATTCTTCAATGTATTCTAGCAATGAAGTGTGCAAATATTCGGAAAGCAAATTGCATAAATCAAATTGTTGAAATGCTTCATCACCTAGGAAAATTGCAAGATCTTTTCTACCTAAATTTGCATCACCAAACTGTCTAGAATTATCCATAACCTTATCTTTATAAGTAGGGTTAAGAACAATATTTTCAAAAGTTTGAATTGTTTGCAGGCACAACTCTTTTGGGACCTTGTTAGGCCAAATTCTAATAAAATCTTCCATTACACTTGACCTTTAAAGTATTCAATTGTCTTTTGCAAACCAGTTTCCAAATTAATAGTAGGTTCCCAGTTGAGCATTTTCTTTGCTAGGGTAATATCTGGACGACGTTGTTTTGGATCATCTTGTGGTAAAGGCATTTGTAAGATTTTGCTGGTACTACCAGTTAGTTCAATTACCTTTTCTGCCAATTCCCACATGGTAAACTCACCAGGGTTTCCAATGTTAACTGGTCCAATGAAGTTGTCATCTGGATGGTTCATGTGTGCTTGCATAGCATCCAACAAATCATCAACGTAACAGAAACTGCGAGTTTGCATGCCATCACCGTAGATAGTAATGTCTTTGCCTTGTAGTGCTTGAACTACAAAATTAGACACAACTCTGCCATCATTTTGTGACATTTTAGGGCCATATGTGTTGAAAATACGAACAATTTTAGCCTTAACATTGTGTGTACGATAGTAGTCCATAAACAATGTTTCTGCCGCACGTTTACCTTCGTCATAGCAACTACGGATACCAATTGGATTTACATTACCCCAATAATCTTCTGTTTGTGGATGTACAGTTGGATCACCATAACATTCACTTGTACTGGCTTGCAGAATCTTAGCACCAGTACGCTTAGCCAATCCCAACATATTATAAGAACCAATTACGCTAGTTTTCAATGTTTGAATCGGATCCCATTGATAATAAAATGGACTTGCTGGGCAAGCAAGGTTATAAATTTCATCTACTTCAACATACAACGGGATACAAATATCTTGACGAATAACTTCGAAGTTTTTGCAATCAAGTAATTCTTCAATGTTCTTTTTACTGCCTGTAAAATAATTGTCCACGCAAAGAACATGATGTCCTTCTTTTACTAACCGCTCACAAAGATGTGAACCTAAAAATCCAGCACCGCCGGTTACTAATACTTTTTTCATTTTATTGATTCCAATGTCTAATCACGCCTGCTATAATAAAACAATTTGTTATAACATACGATAGTATAATAGCAGTACGGATGATTGCAACACGATCTGCTTCATCATCCGTACGACCTGTTTTTTCACCAAGAGCTTTTGCCCATAGGCGCCATAAGTATTTAATGATTCCGTTTTCCATCAAACACACAATTGAACAGTAAATTCATTTCACCGTCATTGATTACTCGATGAAATGCACCATCTGGAATTAATACAATGTCACCGGCACTAACATAAAACGGTTCGTCAGTTTCATCACCAACAATCATTTTACCGTGTCCCTGTACAAAAATATAAACTTCTTCTTGACCAGGGTGACGATGTCCCCTAGTTTGTTGTCCTACTTTTAACAAGGTGCTACTTAGCACCAAGTTATTGAGTGTTTTGTTATCTTTAAGAACATAAGTTTCATTGTCTTTGATGACTTCTCCACCTATGTTAGTTATATGATATTTGTTCAACTTAATAGATCCTCATTCCATTCTCTGTGGCCTTCTCTAAAAGCCATATTGCTTTGTGTTTCACGAACTTCCACACGATAGCACCATAAACGATTTGCTTCACCTGGACCCCACATGTCAGGAATGTACACACCGTTTACATATTTGTAAAGCATGTCTGCCAAACTTTCACATCCAAGTCTAGGTAATATAGTTAGCTTGGCCATTTTCTTTTCTTGCAACAATTTGAATGTTTCCAATTCTGGATCATCTTCTGCAACTAGCAAAGTATGATCAAATTGATCTTCCAATGTTTTCTTTAGTTCTTTTAGGCCACCATAATCAGCCGCCCAATTACGAACGTCAAGGTCATTAGTACCAAAATAGAACTTCATACTAAATGAGTACCCATGAATAGTGTTGCAATGGCTATCTGCCCTCCATTGTCTGTATGCACATGGAAATGCGTCGTGGTACTCTTTAGTACTGGTATATTTGTAAACTACTGGTGTCATGCTTTTTTCTCCTATGTTAATAATAGCATAGGCAGCAGAATTTGTATAGCGGGATGATGCTTTAAGACCGCTTAACTAATTGTATAGTGTAGTATTTAATAATGCAAGTCAATTGGTAAAAGATTTGCGGACTTCATCACGCATTTCTTTAACAGACTCGCAGATGTCTAATAACACTTCAGTTTCTTCTTTTCTGTGTGTTATCAATCTTCCTATTAGACGCATTGACCAGTACCACCAAACTACTGACAGTGTGATACCTAAAACACCAAATGGCCAGATCAACCTTTGATGCTCTAAAGTTGAATTATCAAAAACAAGAAACCCAATAACGATTAAAACCAACGCACTTAACATTAACCAAGCTCTACGTTGCCAATTCATTTCCTTAAGTTCTTCTAGGTGTTGTAATAAAATATTTGCCATAATAAATCTCCCATAAGCAAAGATATTTACCCTAGCCTATGGGAGAGTTTTGTTAAGAGTTAACGGGACTCAATAATCTTGTCAACTAGTCCGTATGCCAGTGCTTCTTTTGCACTCATAAATGTATCACGATCCATGTCTCGTTCAAATTCTTCATAAGTTTTACCCGCCGTATTGTGCTGTACATAAAGCTCAGTCAACATCTGCTTCATATAGGTAATTTCTTTATATTGAATTTCAATATCACTTTGCATACCACGAGCACCACCACTAGGCTGATGGATCATATGACGACTATGTGGAAGCATATAACGCTTGCCTGCTGTTCCTGCTTGTGCAAGGAATGACCCCATACTACAGGCTTGCCCAATAACATATGTGGCTACATCAGGTTTGATAAATTGCATGACATCATAAATGCCCATGCCGCTAGTAATAACACCGCCAGGACTATTGATATAAAAGTGAATATCCTTTTCACTGTCAGCACTTTCCAAATGTAGCATCTGTGCAATAACAAGATTGGCACTGTAGTCATCTACTGGGCCATTCAAAAATACAATGCGCTCATTAAGCAAGCGACTGTAAATGTCAAAGGCACGTTCACCTTGTCCGGTCTTTTCGACCACCATTGGTACTAAATTATTCTGCATTTTCTTCCTTGTTGTTATCTGTTTCTAAATCTTCCATTGCAGTGGCCAGCATACTGATAAGTTTGGCACAGGCATCTGTACCCATGGTTAATGTAGTA